ATTTAATACTATATAACGCTTTATTTACTAATTTTATTTATAATTTCATTTTATATATAAAATGTCTTTTAGAAAATATGGGGGTGTAAATTACTCAGCAAATCAAAATTTTTCCAAAAATCATTATACAACTTCCGATAATTTATCTGTAACTGAAAAAGTAGGACAACCTCAAAGTGATGTTATATTTGAGAGTAATATTATTGAAAGAAATAATTTAGTAGTAGAGGGATATTCTACTTTTATAAATAACGTAACTGGCCCTACTGCTTCTTTTCAATATTTATACGTCCATACAGGTGCCACTTTTACTGGGCCTATTTCATTTACAAATACATTATCTGGACCTAGTGGAACTATTGATAATCTAACCATTGGAAATATATTGACTGGTGGAACAGGCTCATTTCAGAGTTTATCCGTGGGTATACCTGGAGCAACTTTTAATGGCCCGATTTATTTTATGCGTACCTTAACTGGACCTACTGGGTCTATTGATAATTTAACCGTTAGAAATGTATTGACTGGAGGAACGGGGTCTTTTCAGAGTTTATATGTTGGTGCATCTGGTGCGACTTTTAATGGGCCTATTAACCTTAATGGGCCTATTAACCTTAACGATACTATAGTTGGAGGTACCGGGTACTTTAATAACCTTATATTAACTGCTTCCGAAATAACTACTTTAGCAAACGGAGTTGTGCCAAAATCTTATATAGATGCATTAAATGTGGGTATTAAACCTATAGGCACGTGTTCTTGTGCTACAACAGAAAACCTTAATGGTTTTAATACAAGTTCAAGTATTTATTATGTAAGTTCAGATTATTTCCCTGTATTAATTGATGGAGTATCTGTTAGCCCTGGCAGTGATAATAATTATAGAGTTTTATTTAAAGATCAATCTAATTCTATTGACAATGGAATATGGGATGCAAGTTATAATATAAATGCGAGTACTTCTCAACAATATTATTGGGTAAGAGATCCTGCTTTACTGACTGGGTCAAATGCTACAGGTGTTTCTGTATTTATTGCATATGGTACTGAAAATCAGTTATCTACTTTTATACAAACTCAAGGTACTGCAGAATCACTTGCAATTACAGGAACAGATTCATTAGAATTTACTAAATTTAATAGCATTAATTTTACTTTGGGACAAGGATTAACAGGTACTAATAATACTAATACTGGATACGAAATTTCAGTTATGTCTAATTTAGATTTTTTAACAAGTGTCAATGTAAATGGACTCACTGGCGGAACAGGTTCTTTTCAAAGTTTATCGGTTGACGCATCCGGGGCTACTTTTACTGGGCCGATTTCATTTACAAGTACATTAAGTGGACCTATTGGAAGTATTAATAATTTGGCTGTTTCAAATGTGTTGACTGGTGGAACTGGGTCTTTTCAAAGTTTATTAGTTGGCCTGCCAGGGGCAACTTTTATGGGCCCCGTTTCGTTTGAGAGTACTATAAATTTAGGAAGCAATTTTATTATAAGTACTTTAACTGGCGGGACTGGATCTTTTCAAAGTTTATTAGTGGGCTCATATGGTGCTACTTTTAGTGGTCCGATTTCATTTACAGGTACATTAAGTGGACCTACTGGAAGTATTAATAATTTGGCTGTTTCAAATGTATTGACCGGCGCAACGGGGTCTTTTCAAAGTTTACTTACTAAAAATATCCAAGCAACGGGTGTTACAAATATTAGTACCAATGTCGCAATTGGTCAAAGTACATTGGCATCTACAACGCTAACCGGTACGTTTAACACTGCAGTTGGTTATTCCGCATTGAATGTTACAACTGGAACCGCACAGTTTAATACAGCTGTAGGTGCAGATTCTCTGACTATAAATACGTCTGGGAGCTTTAATACTGCAATTGGAACTCAATCGTTGTATTATAATATTAGTGGAAGTAATAATATTGCAATTGGATATTATAGTGGTTCGGGGACAACTAATGTTTGGGGATTACAATATGGACAATATAACACTTTTTTAGGTATAAAAACAGGGTTTAAGAATCCAGAAACTGCTACAGCTTATAATAGTTATTCTACTGCAATAGGAAATGGTGCAATAATAAATACATCGCATCAAATAGTATTAGGGACCAGTAGTGAACATGTAGTTATTGGGGGTGCCTATCCAACAACCGGTGTTGCGGGGACATTGTATACAAATCAAATAAATTTTAATTCTAATGTATGTACTGCTAGTAATCGGACAAACACTCAACTAATATTATATGATACTAGCAATAATTATAGCAGTGACACAATTAGTATTGAAAGTGGTGTCATGAGATATAATGTAAGTGGTAGTTCATCACATATATTTTCACTAGCTAATGGTGCTGATACTACTTCCACTGGATTTATTAATATTTGTACTATTAATTCTTCAGGACTTACAGTGACTAATGCAAATATTTACACTCCATACGTTTATTTCACTGGGGCTGGTAGTACTAATAAGAGTTATGTATATTCTGATACTAGTAATATTAATTTCAGTTCTATAGGCGGATATTATTTTTATTATAATGCATCTACTTCAGCAGTTACTATAAGTAGTTCTGGGGCTATTACAGGAACTAGTTTAAGTACGGGTACTGGGGCTATTACAGGAGGTGCTATTACAGGAACTAGTTTAAGTACGGGTACTGGGGCTATTACAGGAGGTGCTATTACAGGAACTAGTTTAAGTGCGGGTAGCGGAGCATTAACATGTGGAGCTGTTAGTTGTGGTACTGTTGGTTGTGGTGCTATTACTTCTACTGGCGCTATTTCAGGTACTAGTTTAAGTGTGGGTAGTGGGGCATTGACATGTGGTACTGTTGGTTGTGGTGCTATTACTTCTACTGGCGCTATTACAGGAACTAGTTTAAGTACGGGTACTGGGGCTATTACAGGAGGTGCTATTACAGGAAGTAGTTTAAGTACGGGTACTGGGGCTATTACAGGAGGTGCTATTACAGGAACTAGTTTAAGTGCGGGTAGCGGAGCATTAACATGTGGTGCTATTACTTCTACTGGCGCTATTTCAGCAAGTTCTTATACTGCCACATCCGATTATCGTATTAAAGAAAATGTGGAGTCCTTAGATTTAACCAAATATTCTACTGACCATTTGCGTCCCGTTTCCTATATAAATAAAAATACTCAAAAACAAGATATTGGGTTGATTGCGCATGAATTACAGGAAGAGTTTCCATTCTTGGTAAATGGAGAAAAAGATGCAGATAAAATGCAATCGGTTAATTATATAAGTTTAATTAGTTTACTTATCAAAGAAGTTCAGGATTTGAAAAAACAAGTTAAAAGTAATACAGAACAATTAAAAAAGTATGAACAAAATATATAATATTAACTATCAAAATTTCTATTCCTAAAAAAAGTGAATTATAATCTATTTCAAGTAAAATATAACATACCATTCCTTAATTTACAAAATGCAATTACAAGATACGTTAAAACAAAGAAATTTACATGAACGTGATAATCATATTGTATTTATGGAAGAAGGACATACATACAATATTCAAACGGACCCCACAAATAAATATACTTCTGTAACTACCTGGAATCATAGTCATTTTCCTCATTTTGATGCAGATGAGAGTATTAAAAAAATGATGAAAAGAAAAAGCTGGAGGGAAGGACATAAATACTGGGGATTAACCCCGGAACAAATTAAAGATCAGTGGAATACAAACAAAGAAGAATCTTCTTCGCTTGGAACGAACCTACATTTTCGTATTGAATGTTTTATGAACAATAGCAGACTTTCATTTCCTTATACACAAAAGGATTTATATGATGATTATGTATTAACACAAAATAAAAACATAAATATAGAAGACGCAAATATAGAAAACACAAATATAGAAAACACAAATATAAGTAAAGAATGGGACTATTTTATTACCTTTTTAAAAGAAATGTCCCATTTAAAGCCATATCGTACCGAATGGCCCATTTATCACGAAGAATTAAAACTGGCAGGAACAATAGATATGGTATATGAAAATGAAGATGATACCCTATCTATTTATGATTGGAAAAGAGCAAAAGAAATCACACGAATTAATACTTTTAATCAATACGCAATAACCGAGTCAATATGTCATTTATTTGATTCTAATTTCTGGCATTATGCACTTCAATTGAATATTTATAAGGCAATATTGGAAGATAAATACAATAAAAAGATTAAAGACATGTATTTGGTAAGATTGCACCCAAACAACGAAGAAGAAACATACGAATTAATTCAAGTTCCTGAGTTAAAAAATGAAATCCACGATTTATTTGTAGAGAGAAAAAACGATAATAATACTAATAAACATACTTAAAAATATTGATACCTATATATATATTGTACAAATATTATGACATCTCTATCCGTCCCAGAATATTCTGCATTATTCTTATATTATGCTCTTTTATATATTTCATATGCTTTTTTTTATGAAAATTATGAATTCATACACGAGTTTGGTAATTTTATAAACAAATCGTTATATAGTCATTTATATGATACGGATACGGATTCAGACCTAGATTCAGATACAGATACGGTCATGCCATCTTTGATAGAAAATATTAAATATGAAGATAAATATGTTGAAGAAGTGCGAAATATGTCTATTGTTTTATTGACAACAAAAGAAATAACTGAAGCCAAAGAACAATTATCCTCATCGTCAAAAGAAGAAGAAATTGAAAAACATGCATTAAATGTAAGACATAAAAACCTAAAAAAATGTTTTGTTATTGAAAAAACCCCAATAGGAAATGTGGCTATGCTTTATAATAATGAAAAAGAAGCATTTGAATATTACAGCGATAACACAATTCCATATAGGTTTTTAGAAACGGTTTGTAGAAAATATATAAAAACGTATCACTGCAAAGAACTGTATATTGATATGCAATATGAATTAAAACAATATGAAGAAAAAGTAGAAGAAAAGAAGAAAAGGGAGAGAGAGAAACGTATAGAAGAAAGGGATACTACTCCAATTAAAAAGAATGTATTCGCTAATTTTAAAAGTTACAATACAGAAGCCGGAAGCGGACGGGTAAATAAAGCTCCTCCACCTAAAAACAGCGGACTCTCATCCAATAAATCACCAGAAGAAAATAATAATATTTCCCTACAATTGAAAGAAAACGCAAATCATTACACATGTATCGGTAGATTTTCTAATTTTAATATTTTACAAAAGGTTGATAAAAAGGAGGTAAATAAAAATTATTCAGTGACTTTTTCTGAATTTAAAAAAATGCAAAAAACATAAATAAAAATTATTTATAATATATAAGTAAATGGGATATAATAATAAAAAAACAAAAACATTAAAAAAAATGTATAACAAGACAAAAAAATATCATAAAAAAACGTATGGAGGGGAAGAACCCGTAAAAAAAGAGGGTGAAGAAAATACAAAACAAAAAGAAGATGAAAATACAAAACAAAAAGGAGATGAATCCGAAACACAAGGTGAAGAAGGGTTAGAAGATATAAAAGAAGAAAGAGAGAAACGAGTGAATAGTTTTGCAACAGGAATAGGCGATTCTGCAATAGTAAAAGATTCTATTGCATTAACAGAAGGGGCTGCAGTACTTGCTTTAGAAGGGATGGGGGACTTAGTAGGTGTAGATTTGGAACATCCCGAAAAAACAACAGAACAATTAAATACTTTAGTTAAAAACTCTGCTGTTATAGGAGAGGTAGCATTAGAAGCAGCAGAACCATTTATTCAACCAATGGTTGATAAAACTATAGATGTAGCGAGTAAATCCGCCTCTAAAGTAGGCGAATCTGGTGTAAAAATATTATTAAACACTGCAGAAGAAGTACCCGGGCTAGGTGTTGTTATTGGAACTGTTCGGTCATTAAGCAATTTAGGAGAAGCTGTGATATCTATGACAGATGCCGCGAGTCAAATTACCACAACTTTTTCAGATACAATAAATGCAAGCTCTCGTAATTTTAGTAATTTGCTTAAACAAAAAGGAACTATTGCACAAAGAACCAATGATTCTATACAAACATTTAATGATTCTAATGTGTCTTCTTCTCCTGTGCCTATAGAAGGAGGTGGACCTAAAAGTAAAATTAAAAGGCCCACGCGAAAGAAAGTAAGATTTTATCATTGTCATAATAAATCTTATAAATTTAAAAAGTACAATAAATAATAAATCTTATAAATTTAAAAAGTACAATAAATAATAAATCATTAAATCTTAATGTCTTGTTTTTTCAACCATTCTTTAAATCCATTACTTTTGTATATGTTGAAAGAAGACCCTAAGTGTTGAAATGCAATCAAGTATGCCCGTTTTTCTCTTTCATTCATTTGAACCAAATAATTTTTAATAATATTTTGTTTTTCTAACGGTAATTTGGATATAGAATCCGGAATGGGTATAGCCATATTCATGTTTATACTGTTATTAAGATTATGGTCAAGATCATAATTTTTGTGTACGTTCATATAATTTATATAATAAGAATAATTATTATATCAATTTTTTTTAATAGTCATTTACCCAAATAAGAAAAAAAACAAATAATTTCGTTTTCATTATTTGTTTTGAATTGTACCTGACTAGTATTCATCATTTTGGTCAAACTCGTATCTATTTTGTATCCATTAGATAATAAAAACGCAAATAAATCAGGTATTTCATTCACATTCATAAATGCACCACACCGGTTATTACTATTACACCGTCCTCCAAAATCAGCATGAATACTTCTTAATGCAAGACCGCATGTTTGGCTTGGATTACAAGGACTGCTAAATTGTTTAAAAGTACTTAAAGGCGGGAATGTGACTTTTTGCACAAAAGGACGTAAAGGACCTTCTGGAAGTAAATTAATAGTAACAACATTTTTATAACATTGATTGTATGTATCTAAAAAAGGTTGGCTATATAATACATATGTTCTGGGAGAATAAGAATGATTCATAATATATTTATTATAAATAGATAGAATACTTTTTGATAATTTATTTGTTAAATAAAAAATTGAAATGAAAAGCTTATTACAATTAAAAGTATCCAAACAAAGAAATACTAACTAATTTGAATTAAACATAATGACCAATAATGAATCTTACATTACAAATAATTCTTATCCTATTCATGATTCTATGGATAGCGCAAACCGAACAAATAATAATTGCAGTAATAGACCTAACACACCCCCTAATATTTTGGAAAAACTGGGCCCAACTCAAGATGATACAATTTATATAAATACATATCGGTATAAATTTACAGTTGAATTTATGGAAGATTTATACCGTTTTTCAAAAATTCATCAATATGACCACCGCCACGATTTTAAAGAAGCATGGAATGTATGGGTAAATGAAAACGAAGAGTGTGTACATTCTGAAGTGAGACGTCTTACAAACAACGGTTATAAAGGAGATATACTTGATAAAATGTTTAAAAGCGCGCGTTATTATTTTAGAAAAAAAAGTACTGAAAAAAAAGAACTAAAAAAAAGAAAAATGTATATTGGAACCAATAAAGAATTAATAGAAGCGATGGACAAACATATAGATGCAAATTTGGTTCATCGTGATTATAAGCCATCTGCAGGATTCCTTGATTTTTGTAAAAATAATACCGACTTAATAAAAGAAGAAATCCAAATACTTGTGAAAAATGGGATGACCATAACTTCTGAAATTCAAGATAAAATAAAAAAAACATATAAAAATAGATATTTTATGCGGATAACGAAATAAATATAATTAATTATTAGACTAAAAGAAAAGTAGATATGCGTATATCAAAAAATATGACATTAATGCCAACGCAAATGAATGATAAAATAAATATAGATGTAGATTTGATAAAATCTTCTTTTTTATTCAAGCCAAACAAAAATAAAGTGATAAATCAAACTCAAACTCAAATGCATAATCAAAATAAAATAAAAAGTTTTATGCATCTATACGATTTTTCATGTGTAAATTCTATTTTAATATGCAACAAAATAAAAGAAATAAGATACTATAAAGAGAGATTCGCCAATATTATAGAAAAATACGAGTTTATAAAAATAGGTCAACTGAATGAACCCAAAACTAGGTTAGAATATATGACTCCATTTGAAATGAAAAATAATGAAAAATGTTTATTATTGCAATACAATAGCTCAAAGTATATTCCTTTTACAGATTTTCTATTTCAATTACCAAATGTTAAATTGTTTGTATTTCATGTATTAGACTCCTATTTTTATTTGTTAAATAGTTGCATTCTTTTACAGTCTCATAATATGGTTTTTTTTCATTTATCTTCTGAAAATATCGGGTTTACTGAAAATTATAAACCAGTTCTATGTAATTTTCAAAATATCAATAGCAATATCAATAGTAATAGTTTATTATTAGAAAAATGCAATGGTAACAATGCCGAGTCTTATATTACCCAAATAATAGAAAAGAGGACAGATTTTGCTCATACCCCAATTGAGGTGCGTGTCTTGTATTTTTTAATAAAAAACGAAAAAGACAGTTTATCCATGAGAGAAATCCAAGAGATATCTATTCATTATACACGTTCTCTTCCCTTTTTAGAATTTTTCTCTCCAGACGAGAAAAATAAATACTATGAAGAATGTCTTTGTTTTTTAAAAAAATATGTAAATATCTCCAAAACGGATATCATTACAGACATTTTGAATTATACAAACAGTTGGGACAATTTCAGTTTAAGTATTTTATATTTGCATGTTGTACAAAATATCATTGAATTTTATTCTCTTTCTCCTTCCTTTTCTAATAAAAGCACATTTATGAATGATTTTATGTTTTTATTAATTCAAAATGTATCTCCCAATCCAATGAAGAGAGAAACACCCACAAAGACTCATATAAGATTTGAAACATTATATGAAACGCATATGGATTGGACTTTTATAAAAACAGATTTTTTGTGTAAAAACAGGTGTATTCAAGACTTATATGAAAAAATACTAAAGTAAAGTTATTTAGTTCTTACCTTTTCTACTCTTTCTACTCTTTTTTGATCCCTTTTTGGATGTTTTGCTTTTACTCTTTTTAGTTTTTTTTGCGGAAGTGGAAGAAGAGCTTCCCATTTCACCTTTTCGTTTGCTTGCATCTTGCAAGGCTTGTTTGAAGCTATAACTAGCATTTTTATTATGTCCCTCGTGATAAATTTTTTTCACAAACAGATTCCAAGCAGTTGCCATTATACATTTATTATAGATAATAAATATTATAGATAATAATTAATAGATAATAATTAAATAGTTAAATAAAATACTAAAATATAATTATACAAAATATAATTTCATAAATTATATATAAAAAAAATGAAATAAATAATGCTGTCAAAAAAGAAAGCAAATTAAAAAAAAAAGATGGTTAAAAATACTACCGGCGGTGGCAAAACGAAAGGTCAAGCACGCAAATTTGTAAGCGATAATAAAACGAATAAAGCATTAAGAATATCTCAAGATCCTCTTGAATTATATTCTCAGGTGAGTAAAAATTTGGGCAACGGAATGTGCCATGTATTGTGTATAGACAACAAAACAAGATTATGCCATATAAGAGGCAAGTTTAGAGGTAGAGGAAGAAGAGATAATTTTATCGGCGTGGGGTCGTGGATTTTAGTTGGGCTAAGAGAATGGGAATTAGGTAAAGAAGAAGGCACAAAAATGGCGAACTGTGATTTATTAGAAGTCTATTCTGATCACGATAAAGAAATGTTGAAAAAAATTAACTCTATAGATTGGAGCGTATTTGTTGTTACAGATAGTAAAACAACCGCTCAAGATGAAATTGAATTCACTGAAGAAACAGGCGAAGAATATGCAGAGTTAATAATGGACGCAAACAATATGAAAAAAATACAAATGAACATGACAGATGATGATTTAATTGATATAGATGATATCTAGGCGATACCTAGGTAATATTTAAAATTTTAAAGTAAAAACTGTGAGAAAAGGAGTATGTATGTATATATAATAATTTGTTTTTATAAATTTTTTCGTTAGTGGTAAATTTTTATATGTAAAAAGGTGTAGTAAATTACACCTTTATTAGAATTATTTTATTTGTAAAATTTGTAATGTTTAGTTATTGTATAAATGCACACCCCCAACCACCTGGTTTACTTTTATAAACACTCCATTGACGCAACTACCACAGGTCTTCTTGCTCACAAACAATTTTTGTTAAATCGTTCTAGGGAGCCAGTTGGGTTGATTTCTTCAAACTTAATACGCTCTGAAATTGCGTCAACAATTGCAGAATATACTTTTTTACCTTATACAGTTAATAAAAAAATTATTACGTCCAAGGGGATTTTAAGCATATCTTACACAGTAGTAAACAAAAATGCTGCTGATTGCAAAATAGTTGATCAATCAGGTGAATTTGCAAATGTAAAAAAAGTGACAAGACATATATTGTCAAATACTACAGATAAGATGGTGTTTGGTAAATTTATATTAGAAATGGACATGTAATAAGTTTATAATTTATATTAGGCAATTAGATAAAATATTTACACCTTTTATGTTTATATCAATAAATATACATAAAATTGATATTTTGCGTTATCCAAATGTATAAAATACATGATAATAACTTATATTTACATCTTTAGTTAACACTTAATGGTTAAGAAAAGGTGTCATGTCAAATCTAAAAATAAATAAATTACTGATCATGATAATTTATTATATTAGTAGATTTGAATTAATTTGCGACCTCCTGTAAAAAATATATCATTTTACCAATCTTCAGACGATTAATATATAAAAAAGAGTTTGCTGTTAGGAAGTGTATCTATTATACACATATCTTTAAATACTTTTTTGTATCAACTAAATAAAATCTTATGTAAAATGATTTAAATAGATAACTGATATTTATGTATTACACGTCATCATATTTTATATTTCTACTAATATTGGTTATGATTAACATGCTTAGAGAGCAATCAACCAAACAATCATCTAATTCACATAGAATAAATAATTTTAAAGAAAAATCATCATTTAGAAATCCAACTGAAAAAAAATTTGTCATGAATGAAATGGAATTCCCATCTATTTCAAATAGTAATACAAAAGAAGAAATAAAAACAACAAAACCAAATTATCTAGAAAAAATAAAAACAGAACAAGAACAACCTCTAGAAACACAACACAATATAGAGCCTGGTTGGGTTGAAATACAATATAATCCAACTAATAATATAAAAAGTATACAATATGGAAAATCTACAAAAAAACATATCCCTATTGTCAAAAATACATTTTTAGATGTAGTAGAAGGATTAAATAAACAATATATAACGTGGAAAAATAATTATATAGAAACCTGGGGAAAAGATGAATATACTACATTATACAACTTTCCAAATTATGATTACGATTATTATGATAAACTGGATGAAAATCTAATGGAAGAAATGGAATATGTACAAGAAGACGAGCATGAGTAAAATAAATAAGTTTAAACATTTAATGTATTATGTAAGTATTTTATAATACATTAATGAGTGAATATATAAGTGAATGCGAGGGTGATTCTGAATATGAAAATGATTACGAAGAAAGTAAAAACGAAAAAAAATCGCTAGATAAAGACTGGATAACTCAATTTGAAAAAACAGATAAATTATACCAGAATTTTTATAAAGAAGATTTATATTATACAAATGTGCACTTTATTTATATTAATCAATCAGATAATATAGAAAAAATAAGAGAAGAAGTATTTTATATGAAAACTCCAAATTATATTTCTAGAGATGAAATACTTGGAATACTTAAAAGAAATTCTATGCATAATAATAAAAAATTTTCCATTTTGTCTATATTGAAATATGTTATTACGCTGGAACCTACCGAAGTAATTGAATTTTTGAAAAATACAAATAATGATGCAAAATACAATTTTTTAACCTCTATTAAACATATTGACGCAATTTCATTTAACCCATCTATTAGTATGTTTCAGGATTTAACCGACTTGTTTTTTGTTTTTCATGAAAAACAGATATATAATCCAATAAATTCTAAAAATTTTACAAAAAAAATTTATTTACATAAACAGACGAATCATAAAAAAACGATTAAAAAATATTAGTCCTCATAAAAGGGTATAAAATGATTTATGTATAATATACTAACGTTTTACACATAATGCATTCTATTTCTCTAGAAAATTATAAACATACACAACTTGGCACAACCGGACACGTAGAGTATTCTTGGTCAAATGATATAAGAGAGAAAATTTTCCAATTTCAAGTACAATTAACAAGAACAGATGAGGCAGGTATACTATATTTGGAAAAATGCGCAATGGAAATAATGACCGAATTAACTATATATTATTATCATTCCCATTATCAGTTGTCTACTATTACTGAATATGACAAAGAATTTTCCTCTTATTATTTAACTCTTTTTTATAAAATAATAGGACATACTAGAGACATTGAAGATGGAAAAGGAGAATATAATTTATCATACATGTTAATTTATGTTTGGTATAAATTTTATCCAGATTTGGCTCTTTTTGCATTGAAATGTTTTGTAAATACAGGCGATAAGATGCGTCCATATGGTTCATGGAAAGATATTAAATATTTTTGTCATTATTTACACATTAAAAAAAATTTGCCTATAGACCATATATTAATTCGTTATGCAATCATGCTTATGAATTCCCAGTTACAAAAAGATTGTATACAGGTTTTATCTACGGCTGAAACAAAAAAGCTCTCACTTTCTTTAGTATCAAAATGGATTCCACGAGAGAAATCTAACAAATTTGGATGGTTGTATAAAGAATTGGCATGTCAATATTTTTCTTATATGAAAACTGCAAAAGATTCTACAAGACATAAGGCCATATTAAAAAGTATGATTCAATATCGTAAAATAATGACTACACTGAATGTACTATTAGATACATTACAAATAAAACAATGTAATAATGGTTGGGCGGAAATAGATTTCTCACATGTAACTTCCATTTCTTTAGTAAAACAAAGCAATGCGTTTTCTAATATATCCCATTGTGGAAATGAAAAAACAGAGGTGAAAGAGAGAAAAATATGTAAACAGCATTTTGAAACATACATTCAAAAAAGATTAGAATCAAAAGTAAATATAAAAAGAGAACGTGTAAGCGTGGTAGATTTGGTAAAACAAGCCATGCAGATAAACCACCTTTTTTTAAAAGAAACACAAAATACACAAAATATACAAAATATACAAAATATACAAAATATACAAATCAAAAAAGATCTATTAAATATGCTATGGAAAGAAGAAACAGATAGCCCTTTTTGTAAAATGATTCCAATAGTAGACGTGTCTAGTTATAATAAAGATGAAGACTCTTATTATGCGGCAATTGGTCTGGGATTAAAAATCGTGGAAAAATCGGTTATTGGGAAACGAATGATGGTATTTGGCGGATTTCCAAATTGGATTTCTTTTGAAGACAGTAGTAATTTTACAGATATGGTACAAAAAATTCAAGACATAGAATCAGGACTAAATCCAGATTTATATTCTGCATTAGAAAAAATGGTAGATACTATTGTAGAAGCAGAGTTATCAGAAGAAAATATCAAAAACATGACTATAGTTATTTTATCTAATTGGAGTGTTGAGCGATGGAATAAAGAAAACAATAATACTGTATATGAAAACATTAAACAGATTTTTGAAAAAGCGAAATATATGCCTCGTATATTATTATGGAATTTAAAATCTAGCAATGGATTTCCTTGTTTATCCTTATTTTCTAATGCAGCCATGACATCTGGGTACAATCCAAAATTATTGGACGTATTTTATCACGATGAATTAAAATCTTTAAAACAATATATTCCTTGGAATTTCTTTTTAAAAAGTTTGGAAAATAAAAGATATGATGTACTAGAAAAACGAATCCAAGATTTTTTTGTTTCCTTAAATGAATGAGAATAAGAATAAAAATTGAAATAATAATAAGAATATAGAATGAAAGACATATAAATTAGTTCATAGTTAAATTAAAATGTTTACCTTATCATCTACACGGTTCAATAATGATACTTGGAAAGAAAATGTAACATTTCGCGAAAAAAATAAGTTAAAAGGGTGCATATATTGTTCCCCTCAAAATATGAGTACTAAAATAGGATTAAACTCGCTGGTTTTCATTATTGAAATGAATAATTCCAATAATGAAATAGAAGGAATTGGTTTGGTTAAAAATAATCCAATTACAAATAAAGCAGGCATTTATGAAACATTAAATTTCAATCGCTATATTTTTATAGGAGAGTATCGCGTAAGCCGAGAAACAATTATGAGATACAACCCATGCATAATTCAATCATTAGATTATATATTATTTAAGGAAAAAACCCATTTAAAGCGGGGAGCAGGAATGACAACTGTCCCAGAAAAGTTATTGAAACATCGTAATTGTCAAGGACTAAATATTAAAAAAGAGATTAAAGAGTTATTTATTCAACATTTTTCAAAATCAATAAAAATCCCAGAAGAAGTATAAAACTATATGTGTCATAATATTAATATCAGAATAAAAGTATAAAAATAAAAAAGAATAATATAATATGAGTTCCAATATGAATACAACAAATTTATTTAATGTAGATGTTCAAAGTTATACATTACCCGAATTAATGGCCATAGTAGACGTAAATGAGCCAGACCCTCACACCATTGTAAGAAATACAAACAAGTATATAAATAAATATAAAAATAGTAATCCCAAATTAGCTACTTTTTTTCGTGAAATACAAAGCCAGTTATTGCAATATGCAAGTGGTTTGGGTAATACAAAATCGCGTTATGCTCCAGTTGAAGAAGGTTTTTCTAATATGGGGGATAATTCAGATTCTGAATACCCTGCAGGACAACAGCAAACGGATGATTGGAATGATAATGAATATCCACAACAAAATGATACCAACCAAACAAATAAAAATACTGAGCGAAAACAAAAAATGCAAGTATATGGAAATCAACATGTTCCAATGAATAGAGAACAATTGGGTGTGAATAATACATATAATTTACCAGTTGCTCAAGATGTATTAAATCCCAATTTAAAAAATGTCATTACACGGTTTGTAAATTTAGACAGTCAATTTAGACAATATACGACTGGAACGGAGAGTAGTTCTACAGATTATACGCTTGATTTATCAGATACATTAAAAAATGTATTAAGTATTAAATTATTTTCTTATCAAATTCCTTTTTCTTGGTATGTTATTGATGTGGCTTATGGAAATACATGTTTATGGATAACAGAAAATAATACAAATATTAGAATTAGCATTTCACCTGGAAATTATACGATTACTCAATTTGTAGATGCATTAAATACTAGCTTTACAGATGCCGGATTCACTTTTGCTACAAGCCCAGTTAGTGTAGGGACAAACACTGCAAAAATAACTCTTAATTTATACGGAGGAGTGTTTAATACAGGAGAGACGGATACATTTACTATTACTGAAAGTACGATAATTACATTTTATGATTTTTCGGGTAAATTGCAATGTACTTCTAGTTGTCTAAAAACAGTTTATTTAAATCAAACATTGGGTTGGTTAATGGGGTTTAAAGCGGCGTATTTAAATGTGGATTCTTCAGGGAATGTGGCTTCTGCAGTAATTGATTTAAATGGAACTAAATATTTAATTTTAGTAATAGATGATTATAATCAAAATCATTTAAATAGTGGTTTAGTGTCTATTACCGAATATATTGGTAATATAAAAATTCCATTTGCATCGCAAGATTTACCGTATACATGTATTTCTGCAAATACAAATTCAAGTACACAAGATGATACAAATAATAGTTTAATTATATCCGATAATTTGAATGTAAATTTATCTGGAATACAAGTTCTTTTACCAAGCGCACCTAGAACAATGACGCAATCCCAACTGTATTCATACAATGAAATAAATAAAAATCAAAATCTAACTAGTTATAGAAGCAAAGCCCCTACTTCTGCAGATATTTTATCTATTATTCCTTTAAAAGTAAGTGGTGCAACTACTGGGTCATTATTAGTTGATTTTAGTGGTTCTCTCCAAGATTATACGAGAAACTATTTTGGTCCGGTGGATATAGACCGGATGCATGTAAAATTATTAGATGATAAAGGGAATGTGCTCAATTTAAATGGAGGAGACTGGTGTGTAACACTTATTTGTGAATGTTTGTATCAATATTAATCCTTATTTCAAAATATCAAATAATCCAATACATCCAACTGTACGCAATATTATAGTGACCAATAATAGAAATAATATAAAATATGTTATTATTTTAATGAAAGGTATACTTTATGAATGGATAGATGAAATAGGAAAAATTGGACCTGTTATATTGTTATTGTTGTCTGTACATTTGTTATGGGAAAAATCAAAATTATTACATTATTATTTGTACGGATATTTGGCAAATACAATAATAAATATATTATTAAAATTACTCATAAAGGAACCTAGACCATCAGTGGATCAAAATAAATTTGACCTCATATTAAACCAAAGCAAAAATAATAGTATTTATAAAAAACTAATTCATTTTCCCATGTTAGGAATGCCTTCTGGACATGCACAGAGTGTAATATATTCTACTGTGTTTATTTTTTTGACACTTAAACAAAATAATTTATTAGCTCTTTATTTACTCATATCTTCAATAACCATTTATCAACGTGTTTCTTTCAATTATCATACACTTGGACAAGTAATTGTGGGAAGTATAATGGGAATTATACTGGGGCATAGTGCATTTTATTTAGCCACTTATAAAATAAAGGGAAAATTAAATCATAAAAAAGAAGATAACGCGCCTATATAATCTAACCAATACATAACAATATAAATAAATAATGACCAAATTATTATTTCAATATAATGTTCGTAATTGTCGCATATTTAAAAATTTACCATTCCCAAATACTTCTCCCGTAATAGATGGCTTATCTATATATAAGTCTCAACAAGGTATTTATACAACAGTCTATATTAGTGGAAACAATTTTAGTTTAGAAGGAACACACGGATATTCTACCGTTACGTTTGGCACTTATCAAAATATATCCGTTATTTTTTACAGTTCGCAAACAATTTCTTTTCAAGTGCCTACCAATGCACCTTCAGGGATATACAGTGTTACCGTAGTAAATAACTCTCAAAATCCATTGTATTCTAATTCAGTTAATTATACTATTATATGATCCCATAAATGAGAAATCAATAAATATGTACAATAAATATGTACAATAAATATGTACAATAAATATGTACAATAAATATGTACAATAAATATATATATACACAATAATATGAATATATATTTATTAAGTATTATTTTATTAGGTATAATAATTTACTATATTTTATCAAGGCAACATATCAAATTCATAGAATCATTCTATTCATCTTCAACCCAAAATATTATATTACTCGGAGATAGTATTTTAAAAAATAATGATTATGTAACGGATGAATTTTCAGTAGAAACCATATTACGTAATAAAACAGACTGCCAAGTATATTGCTTCGCCAAAAACAATGAAATGATTGCAGATGTTTATGAACAATTAAATAGGGTTTCTATAGATTGGAATAATGATTCTACCCTGATTTTTCTCTCGGTTGGTGGGAATGATATATTAAACAATTATATCCCCGAAGATGATATATTTTCACAATATATCAATTTAGTATATTCTATTAAATCCAAGATGAATAAATCCAAGATCATACTATTAGATATTTATTATCCAAATAGTGATAAATACCTTTCGTATTTGCCTATTATTAAAGAATGGAATAACAAAGTATACAATTTTGTAAATAATAATTCTAATAAGAATATCCGTTTATTGCATATTAGCAATAGTGTAACAGAACCAGATGATTTTATTTATGAAATAGAACCTTCCAAAACAGGAGGAGAAAAAATTGTGGATTGTATATTGAATATTTAATTTAATGAAATATATGTTTTAATAAATTATATTATATAAATGGAGTTAAACAAAATCAAAATAAATAAAGATTATTTACAAGATATAAATATAGATAAAAATATAAATAATTATTTCGGGAATTGGATACATAATATTCCTGAATTAAAAAAAAACTTTTTAAATGGGTGTCCATATGAAAATGTAGTAATTGATAACTTTTTAAACCCTTCCTATGCAGAAAAAATATATAACTTATTTCCATCTCATTTTGAAAACTGGTACAAGTACGAAAATCCAATAGAAGTAAAATATGCGTTTGACAATATTCATTTATTACCTGATGAACTAAAAAATTATTTTTACTATTTATCATCTAGTAAAATAATATCTGTTTTTTCAGAAATGACAAATATACCTGATCTAGAGTATGATGAATATTTACATGGTGCTGGATTACATGCTCATCCAAGACATGGTAGATTAAATATTCATTTAGACTATGAAAAACATCCACATTCGGGGAAAGAACGAAGAATCAATGTGATTTTATTTCTCTCTAAAAATTGGCAAGAATCGTGGAATGGAGCAAATGAATTATGGGATGAACGTGTTACGAAGTGTGTTAAAAAAACAGACATTCAGTTTAATCGTGCAATTATATTTAAAACAAACGATATTTCTTGGCATGGATTACCAGATATCATTAAATGTCCTGAAAATGTATTTCGTAAAAGTCTTGCTTATTATTATGTCTCGCCATTAACTAGCTACAATAAATCGCCTAAATCTCATCGTATGAAAGCTAAATTTGTAAAAAGGCCAGAAGAACCGGATAATGAAAATATGGAAAAATTATATGAAATTAGAAGACATAGACTAATTACAGATACCGATTTAAAAGAATTATTCCCAGAATGGAAAAAAGAAACGGATAAAATATAATATTCTGGAGTTTGTTTTTGATTTGTTTTTGATATGATTTTGATATGATTTTATTATCATTGTATTTTTATATAACATCAAAATATTCGGCATCTAAAGATATTTTAGTTATTTTA